AACTAATATTTCATCTGATTTTTTATAAAAATTATCAGGTGTATAAATATGGAAAGTTTTATTATCAGCAAAAAATATATAGCCAAAATGCTCAGCACCTTCAATAAGATGTTCTAAACCATTTTTATCTCCGAACTCTTCAATATATTTACTCTCATTAAATTTTCCATGTAACTTATAATCGAAATTAAGTTTATTATTTTTGAATGCAAAATCAAGGTACTCTTTAACTTTCATAGAAATTTTTGTTTCAGTCTCATCTTCATCATTCAGTGACTCATCATCTAAATCTTTAGGTATATAATGATTTTGAAATTCCATAGAAATATGCTTAGCCTCAATTTCATTAAGTATTACACCTTCTTCATACTTAAGTTCAGTAGATTTAATAACATATTTCTGACCCTTCCAAATTAAATAATTTTCATTAATCAAACTATCGAATATATCGGCGTTAACATTAGTTTTATAAGCATTGAGAGATATGGATCGCTCATTATTTTGTTCATATTCATATTTAAAGGAACCAAAATCAAAGTCATTAACAATTTCCGAAAATGTCCCTTCTCTATTCATAAATATTAGATTTTCCAATATTCTCACCTACCTATAAATGTAATTAAATATAAATTCTGTTTTAGGACTATTGGATATATTGTGACCTCTAATTAAAATTTCATTCCAACCCGGCGCTAAAGTAATAAAATCATAATTTGTGTCTTTACCAACTCTTTTATTATTAATATAAGGATGCACTCCTATAATCGAAACCGTATTACGCTTTTTGAGAGGTTTTTTATATTCAAATATATCATTTGTGGTTAGATTAACGATTTCAAATCCATAAGGTGCTGTAAGTGTGCAATTAATATTTAATTTGTGTCTTAATAAAGGGTTAATGGTGTCTTTAGAACCGTTAAATATTTTAAAGTAACGAATATTGTGTTTATATTTAACTTCATCACTTCCTATAACACCTTGTTCAAACTGCCAACTTTCATCAGTCCAACTAAATTCAGAAGTGTCTTTTAATGATTCTGCATATCCTTTGTAGACAGAGTAAGTCACCTCAATAAGTCCAAATTGACTTGTTAGGTTTTCATTACTCAATCCCTCTGGTATAACTGCATACTTTTTACCTGGCATATCTGAATGCCATACGAAATAAGGATCTCTCCTATTTATCAATTGACGTAACTTTTCTTTTGCTAATCTATATTCTTTATAATCCATACCTTTATATGAAAATCTCAGTATCAAATTAAAAGGACCGAAATTCATCGGTCCTTGTAAAACGCCATCGCTACCATTAACTTCAATCTGATTAGACTTTCTATCTAAATCCTCTTCTTCAAATTCTAGAAACTTAAGATGAGGAAGGTCCGTTAGTGTTTCTTCGAAATGATCGTTAAATATTTTTACTTTTTTATTTTCCAATTTATAAACCTCCCTGGCTATAAGCAGCGAGTCTTAACCTTGAACCTTGTGCCTGACTTACATCGCGTTCTGAAAAACCTTTCGGTTGTTTTTCAATAGTTTTATTACTTCGTGCTATTTCCATTAACACGTTTATTTGTTTCTGTTGATTTTCTATCATTTGTAGTAGTAATTCTGCGTTATCAACTGTATTACTAGTAACACTAGGTGTACGTAATTGGTTAGGTCGTTTATTTCTGTTATTTCCACTAATTTTACTCGCAGCAAGATGTAACAATTTCATCGCATCTGATTGTCTGCTTGGATCTGTAGGGATTACAATTTCTGGATAACCCCCTTCAGCAAGTTGATACATTCCCGATGTATTAATAACTCCGCCTGTAGCATAAGCATAATCTCCAGCACGTTTAAATGCACTTCTCCAACTTCCCATAATAGGAACCCATTTACCTACAATGTAACGCATAGCAGATATAGCTTCGTCAGTTGGGTTTAACATATTTCCGTGTCCTGGTTTAGCATATGCTCTAAAAGATGACCCAATCATTTGGAACATACCTTTAGAAGGGTCTCCCATTCTAGCGTTAATGTCCCAGTTGTTAACTGCATCGGCTTGGAAATTAGATTCACGCTTGGCAACTCTCATCATTTGTTCGGTAATATAAGACGATTTATAACGTCCACCTAAAATAGATTGTGCTCTTTGAATTGCTCTACGTGCGTTTGCAGAACCACTACCACCAACTTTTCCGCCACCGTGACCTTTGAGCCACTTAAGTGGGTTTACAGTATTCTGGTTAGTAATATCATTATGTCTACCTTTTTCGACTTGGAAATGTAAGTGAGGACCAGTAGTCCAGTTACCACTATTACCTGTTTTAGCTATAGGTTCTCCTGCCTGTACTTTACCGTGTTTCAATATTTTAGATAAGTGCATAAAAAATAATGTGAATTGACCTGTTAAAAGTCTTGCAACAAGCCCTCCGCCAAAGTTATGCAATTCACCTAACTGTCCGCTATTCGTAGCGTTGATTGTCGTACCAAAAGGTGCGCCAAAGTCAATACCGTAATGATGACCTCCACCAAAACTATAACCAGGAGCGCCACCATTAGGATAATATCCCGTAGTAATTGGGAACTTAGTAAAGGAAGAGCCATCGCCGCCACCGGCATCATTAAGCCATTCGTCAAATAATGATTTGACACCACTCTTTAATTTCTTGTAGGCTCCTTGCATTAAATCAAAAGGTAAAGGTGCATCCTTGAGAAAATTAAAGTTAAATCCAACTTTGTCAAAAATTTTGTTAACTAATTTACCAGGGTGTCCTATATAATCAAATACATCTCCTATACCTGATATAACTGCACTTCCAACTTTTTTAGCTTTAACCGCAACCTCAGAACCAACTTTCTTCACTTGATCTACTGCATTTCCTCCCAAGTCCTTGCCTTTTCCTACTGTGCCTTTAATAGATTTTTTACCTTTTCCAAACATATATTCAGCTTTTTCTTTGATAGCTGAACCGATACTAAAACGAGGCATTTGGGATAGCATCGCATGAGTTTGTGTGCCATTATAAACTTTAGAACCTTTAGGTAAGAATGTGGTTGTATCTCTATTAGGGGTAATAGTCGTTTTACCGTTAGGATACTCAATCATTTCATGTCTAAATCCACTAGGGCCATTACCTCTACCTTTGTCTCCGACTGTCGCAAAAGTGTCTCGGTTAATTTTCCCATGACTCACATATTTTTTAGATGCGTTTGTCCCTGTACTTAATTTAATAGACGGTAATTTATCCATACCTAATTTATCAGCAACCCAGTTAACGCCACTGATCAATTTATTCAATCCTTTTTTAACACCTTTGACCATTCCGCCAAAAAGATTACCAATTTTACCGGTAACTGTTTTGATACCGTCTCTCATTTTATTCATGGTGCCCATAACTTTCGATTTCATGCTATTTACTATAGATACAGTAGTACTTTTAATTCCATTCCATTTCTTGCTCATGAAGCCACCAACAGCATTCATGGTGTTATGAGTACCTTTTTTAAGTGATCCCCAAGCACCTTTGACGCCTGACCATAGGGCTTTCGCTTTATTAACAGTACCTTTTTTAATACTGTTCCATTTAGAACTCATGAAACTACCGACTGCTTTAAATATGCCAATTGTACCTTTTTTGAGTGCATTCCATGTATTTCTAACTCCAGACCATAATGCTTTCGCTCGATTAATGACAGTATTTTTCATAGCAGTCCAGATTCTAACTGTGGCATTCTTTATAGCATTAAATATTGCAGAAACACCTTTTTTTAATGCATTAAACACAGAAAGAACACCTTTGCGTAAAGTTCGAACAATTCCTAATACAGCATTTTTTAGTGCAGTCCACACTTTAATAGAGAAATTTTTAATAGCATTAAATATCGTAACTACTATACGTTTAATAAGGTTGATATTGAATTTCACTTGCGCAACATACGCTTTAATAATTGCTATAACACCGTTCTTCAAGGCGGTCCAGATTTTAATAGCACTATTCTTCATAGCGTTCCAGATAGTCGACAAAATAGTTTTCAATGTTTTGATAGGATGTAATATAGCAAGTTTAATTCCGTTCCATGTAGCTACAGCAACGGTTTTAATTCCGTTCCATACTGCAATTGTTGAAGCTTTTATAGCATTCCATATAGCTACTATATAAGTCTTAATAAACCCAAATATAG